CGGGCATTGCCGGACACCCGGGCATTGCCGACCTGGGCATTGCCGTACACCTGGGCATCGCCGGACACCTGGGCATTGCCGTACACCCGGGCATTGCCGGACACCTGGGCATTGCCGGACACCTGGGAATTGCCGGACACCTGGGCATCGCCGTACACCCAGGCATTGCCGGACACCCAGGCATCGCCATAATGTGACAGACAGCTTTCACGCTCAATGTAACCGCCAAGATCGCCAACCTGAACTCCTATAGCGGTGATGGCAACTAGGGCGCGAATTTGGTACAGAGTTTTACCGAAAAATGTTTTTGTGTTTTTGGTTAGTTCGTACTTCATTTTATTTTCTCGTTATTGATTAGTTAACCTAACCTTACCACATTTTACGCTTAACGCAATAGCTATTTGTGCTTTTCTCTCAGGCGGTTGATGCGGCGGCGTGGCCTTTGTTAACTCCGCCTCGTTAGCGGCATCCTTCCGCTCCTGGTAGCGCTGCTCGGCCAATCGCCAGCGCCGGTTGTCCTCGTGCATGGCCTGCATTTGAATTTCGTTTAAAAGCGCTAGGTTATTGTTATAACTACCCGGCAGGTACTGCGCCAGGTTTTCGGCAAAGGGTATTTTATCCATGTGCTGGCGACAGTCGTTTTTTGTAAAATTCGGTGAGGTCTTGCGTGTGCAGCCTGCACTGTCTCAGAAGCCTTTCTATTTCATCGCCTGTTTCTTCATCGGTTGGGCATGCTTCGTGAATTGTTAATCCTTTCTCTGTAACCATTACGCGCAACCTAAAGCGAGCCAGTTCTCCCGCCAAAAAGTTTAAATACACTCCCTTTACGTCTAATGCTGACTCTACCGGGTTCGACCTGTTCCACATGTCGGAGGCGACTTCCTGACTCCAGATAAATGATCATAAGCGCAGTCCCTCAAGTCCGGCATAGTCAGAAATTAGGGTTTCAACCTTTTTGTATGCCGCTTTAATTTGTGGGTCTTCGCCGCAGTCGTTGTACAAATCCTGAAACGCGTTTGCAATCTTAGCTGCTGCCCTTATCGCGTCGTCTCGCTCTGATTCTGTCCTTTGCAATTTATATGCGGTATCTGCCAGCTCACCACATCCATGCTCAAGAATTGCATCAGAAGCAATTTGCATAAAAATTCCTGGGCATGATTTCTTGTCCAGCGCTTCTCTAACTTTTCCCTGTAGGTCATGAACTCGCATTGCTCTCTTATTAAAAAGGGCGGCATACGCATCCTTTAAGCTTTCCAGCTCTTCTATTTCAGAAGTTTTTTGCTGTGTTTTATTTGGTTTCTCGTGTCCTTCCTGAAGTTGGTGTCCAATCGCTCCGCTATAAAATTTTATTAGGTTTTTAACATGCTGTTTTGCGTCATTGATTAGTGCATATCCATGATGCCCGCTATCCTCCTGAAAGTTAACCAGCCTGCCTATTTCCTGAAGCTCAATAGGCGCTCGCAAATTCGGCAAATGGCAAAGTGGTGGCACTCTATCGCATATTGTTTCTGCGTGACTTAAAGCTGTCAAAATTAGCTGCATATTTGGCGCAGGATTTACCCCATATGGGAAATACATGGATTCGAGACGTGAGAGTGCCTCCTGCATATCTATGTCATCGCTGCTTGTTCCGAGGTATTCGCAAAGTGCCGACTCAAGTCGAATTAATGAATCGCAATCGGTTGTTGCGTAGTTGCCATTTTCATTGGAAACATCGCCGTCACGATATGCGATTACCATTATCGCCTGGTATAAAACATCTTTTAACATATCGTATATGTTCTTCTGTGCTTGTTGTGTCTTGTCGTTTTTCATTTGTCGTCATCCTCGAAAAGTGAATTAATTCGTGAAATAGCTATTTTGTCAAAACCCACTCTATAACCTCATCGCCACCAGTTAGCATGTCGTTGAAGTCATTTAGTTTTGCAGGCCATCGTATGAACACATTCTGCACGTCGTTTTTTGCCATAATATTAGCGCGGCCACATGAAAACGCTGCAGCAAGCCCCGTTCCGTTTTTATCGTTGTCGGCAAATATATAAAGCCCTGTTACTCCAGTTGGCGCCCTAAACCTCTGCATTAGGTTTGCATTTAGAGTTGACCACACAGGCATCCTGTAAATATGTGCGGCGCTTAGGCATGATTCTATGCCCTCTCCAACACCTAAAACGCTTGAGTGCTCAAACAGCTTTATGGCAACACTGCCTGGATAATCCTGTATTGTGTGCATCTTACGAACAGTTTCAATCTTTGCCTTTTGGCCATTTTCAATATAGGTCAAATGCTTAAAAACAGGCTCGCCATATTCATTAGATGCTATTGAATAAATGCATGGTATTTTTCTGTTTTCGTCATAATCAAACTCGCCAGGAGAATATCTAACCCCAGCGCGAGGGCTTAAATAGATGCCCCTAGAGTGAAAATAATCTTGCGCCTGTGTACCTTTTATTTTTTGCAGTGAGATAAAATAATCTCGCTCCCTCTCCATTGCTTTTGGAGACGTTATGCGGTGAGGCTTATCGACAACGACAGCTTTAACTTTATCAACCGGACTGCTGTCATTGCCAAGTATTAAATCAATCTCCTTTGCAAGCTCCTTGAATTCCTTTCCCGTAGTTAAAGTTAGCAACTTCCAACCATTACCGGCTTCACACTTGCAAATAAACGTACCATTGCCGTTTTTGTTGTCAATCCTAAATGATTTTTTACTACCGCAGATGGGACAGTCAATGTGCTTATTTCCGGTTATCCACGGAAGGCCGTAACGACTAAATACCAGCTCCCAATTACCAACCACAGCATCAACCGTTCGCATTTTTTTTGCCCTTCGCCCATTTTATATTTTTATATTTTATGAAGTTGCGAACCTCTATGCCCGGAGGCTTTTCGCCTTTAGGCATGTCTTTTGGCCAGCATCCGCACCAATCGCGATAAATGTTTGCAATATAGCCGTCTTTTGCCGGTTTGCCTGCTGCGGCACGCTCGCGCTGATAGCCTTTTAATTCTAGCCAGAATTGAAACTTTTCCTCTCTAGATTTCGCTTTTACCTTACCGGTCGCTTTTACTATCTCCCTGGTTTCATCTATCCCGTCGATAAACTCCCCCGCTAATGGCTTGTGCCCACACTTCTTACACATATATTCGCCAGGCTGTTTTGCATATCCGCAATTGCTGCAAATTTTTCCTATTTTTTCCTGGCGTTCCTCTTTTTGCTTTACGCGATTTTTTACCTCTTCCGCGTCTTCGCTGAAAAGCTCAAAATATTCTATGTCTTCCGGGTCGCCAAGGCTCAAATAAGTGCCCGAGTGGTCGAACAGCAGGCACTCATTTTTGCCAGGTGCCGGTCGGCTGCCCCGCATGGTTCCCTGTATCCATACTGTCTCGGATTTTGTTGGTCTAGCCCAAATGATGCAGCGCACGTCTGAATCGAACCCGGCCCCCAAAACGCCAACATTCCAGATTACCTTCACGATACCTTGCTCAAAACGCCTGAAAATCACCTGGCGCTCTTCTGTTGGAGTTTCTGCGGTAACGACCTCTGCAGTTATACCGGCGTTCCTAAATTCGACTGTGTAGGCGTTGGCGGTGGATACAGATGGAGCAAAACCAATAGTTTGCCGGTTGTCTCCGTTCTTTAGCCAGTTTTCGGTAATATTCCCAATGATCTTGGCATCGCCCATAACCTCAGCCGCGAACGCCTCTGAGTAGTCTTTCTCGCCAAATTCATTGGTACGCATCTTGGCGCCAGATAAATCAGGAGAGCATGGGGCGTAAATCTCAAACGGTGTGAGCCATTTGCCATCGATCATTTCGCGGGTTGTGACTGGTTTGATTAAGTTTGAGTAATGTTTGCCTAGCCATGGGCTGAATGGGGTGGCGGTGAGCCCAATGGTTTTAAAATCCATCCCATCCACCATTTCAAGAAGTTTTTTCTTCATACGGTGGCACTCATCCCATATGATCACTTGGCACTTGGACGGCCAATCACGGCGGATTATGGTGTCTGCGCTGGCTATCTGAACCATGGCTCGCGGGTCGTGCCTTGGGTCGTCTCTCCAAATTACCGATAGATCGGTGTGTCCGTACTCCTGGAAACGTTTGTAGGTCTGGTCAACCAAGGTTATATACGGGGCGACAAATACAACCTGCAGTCCTGCTGCCGCGAATGCCTGGGCCAGATAGGACGCAAGGGCCGTCTTACCGAAACCACATGGGGCGTTGATCAGGTGTGTTTTATGACTTTTCCAGTCGGCACGCAGCATGGAAATTGTTTTCTGCTGGTGTGGTCGCAGGTCGGATAACTGCATATTAAGCTCGCTTTAAAGTGGCCCCTGGTCGAATGCCGCGAAGCGCAGACCCGAGGGCGGGATTGATTACGGCACAGGAGCCACATCAAAGCGAGCTTCTGCGTTCATTGTTTCCAGTTTTCGACACTGGCTTATGCAATTCTATGGCACAAAATTTAGTTGCACAACTAGATAAGTAAAAATATTTAACTAAATCGCGGTAACAGACGCACCAAGGTCAGAGGGCACTAAACCCCCGCTACTTATTTTGAGCACTGTAATTTCGATCATCATGCCTGGCTGATCTACCGCGCCGTATAGGCCGATAGGCATGCGGAACTTCTCCCGCCAATCTCACGTGCCGCCTGGCTTAGTTACCCACAGTGGTGCTTGCGTGTAACAGGGTGCGCCCTCTGCCCGATTCCCGCCCTCAAGTCCACAACCCCCGCCATCTGCCATCCTGACCCGCGTTCGCTGTTTGCCTCATCCCGTTTTACCGGGTACCGCGCATTCACTTCTAACCGTGTTCGCTCCTGCAGGCGATTACTCTGCATTCACGGCGCAATGGGACAGGGTGACATTAAACCCCGATCTATTCGGTGGTGGTTGAAAGACGCATGAACGCAAGTTAATATGGCCGCATATTCGGGCCAGTCGATATATCTTCTTGTTGTTCACGTGTCGATTCGGATTCCACCCCGAATGTGCAAAAGAATAGGGGGTTGCCTTTCGCAGGTCAACCCCCTTTTTTGTGGCATAAAAAAACCGCATTGTCAGCGGTTCATTTAACTCTAGGCGGACTTATAGTCTGCCCACCATAGGCAAGGCCAAATTTATCAACGCACTCGCGCAGCCTGGTGTTGGCCTCACGCCTTGCGAGGCCTTCTGCGGCTATTTTCCCGGCATTCTCGCTTACAACTTGCGAATATACGGCCTCATACTTTTTAAGCACCTGATCGCGCATTTGAGACGGCATCAGGGCCAATTGTTCTTGTACCCATTTGGTGTCATGTGAGTGCATATCTGCCTTATAGCTCAGACTTGAGCGGATGCAAGAGGGGTTTGCTCGTTCATCCACCTATCAAACGCCTGCCATGTTTTCTTGCTTGGCGTATAGATTGGAGCGATCATGTTTTCGCTGCGATAGAATGTTGGGCCTAGGTATGTGTGATATTCCATCCAAACATTTGCGCCGTATGTTTTAAGATGCACGCATGTGTGCTTTGGGTAGCATATAACCGAATTTTTCGTAACAACACATGGCATTACTGAATACCTGACCTCAAAGCAGCTATATCTAAATCATCGTGCGGAATAGCGTCATGCACAAACAATAGTCCGTCATGATCACCACTGATAAATTCTTGCACGTTGTCAGTAGTTATTGTTCTTCCGCATACTGGGCAATACTGCTCAAATTCTTGGTTCATAACGGCTTCTCCCATTAAGTGGAGCTAAGGCTGGAATCGAACCCGCTATTCCGCGTATGCGAGATTTTCCACCAGGACATAGCGTTACTCGTAGTGCTCAGGGCAAGCCTTGAGCTTGTTGTTTGTCTGCACCTGCAGCTTGTAGGCCAGGTACTCAGGAACGTACTCGCCCCAGGCCGATACAGAGGCTTTAGATAGGCCTAGCTTCCGTGAAAGTTGCGCACGGTTTCCCTTCTCTCCGCAGAAGTGTTTTATTGCGTCGGTTACTAACAAATTTAATCCTCCAGTTGTTATTTAGAATCACCCTAGGCCCACCGTTTGCTTATCGGCCAGATAGCTGCCCTACTGAAAACAGTATCCACTTGTCCCCCAGGGTGATTCACAACAGTATCTAATCTACTACGACAAAAAATAATTGCAAGAAAAAGTTAGTCTATGTTGACTTTTAAAGTTAAGGCGCCTAATCTGTTAACAACAGAGGTAACTGTATTTTTTATTATGTACTTCGCAGCACTTCTTAGTGAGACATATTTGGAGGATGAAAACCGTGAAAATCAATAAAGACTGCATACCTGGCGCGGATTTGTTCGGCCAAATTCTTGTCGATCTTTACCAAGAATCCCCCGATGATTACTGCCAACGCCTGCGCAATTACATGATCGCTCGGGCGCTTATATACTCTCAGGATACGGGCACAAGTCTTGACGCAAGCCTGATTATTGACGCCGATGCGATACACTGCCAATCAATGACTGCAGCCAATTTCACGCCAGAATCAATGCTATTCTTTTTGTTTAAAGATCCTCCGCAATTTTTGCATTTTGTTGAAACGGCTGCAAACTTCCTACACTGGAGCACTTATGTCACTGATAATAACGCCATACGAAACCGGCTTTAAAGGCACTCTAGGACTCAAAGGTAAATCATACTCTGTGATCTGCCTTGTGCGCTCTAGTGTGATTCCTGAGCTTTTAGCAAAGGCGCTTAAAGATGTTTGAGCCTTACATCCACGTGCCAACGCCTTACCGTTACTACCAAAACGGCCTAGACGTGACCTGGTACATTTTAAACAACATACCGCCGCCGCTGAGCGAGCGATTTTTCGAGGTTACTTGCAGATGAGCGATGACATAGACTTTTCGCAGATGCACTGCGGGCGTGATGAAGTGCGCGAACGGATGGAGAGGCACATTGATCTTGCAGCGGAACGCGGCGCGGTATCGGTTGACGGAATTCTAGCGCTAGTTTCCCGCAATTTATTTATTGCAGAAAATCCAAACGCGGAAATATCAAGTCACGAATGCTTCGTTTCAGATAGCGAACGTACAAAAGGCATCGACACGCCAGAAGAACTAAAACAAATTTTAAGCCAGTGGGGGTATTTATGAGTGAATTAATAGTAGTAGATCAGAATTCAATGTTGGCGATGATTGGCGAGCTCGCAAAATCTCCGGACGTTAGCATTGAGAAAATGCGTGCGGTATTGGATATGCGCAAAGAAGTATTTGAGATTCAGTCGAAGATTGAATTCAACCACGCTATGACGCGAGTGCAAAGCTTAATCAAGTCAATAACAAAGAATAAAAACAACAGCCAAACCAAGTCTACATATGCAGACCTTGACTCCGTTCTTGAAGAAATTCGCCCAATTTATACGGATGGCGGTTTCTGCTTGTCGTTCAACCAGGAAGACTCGGACAAGGTTCCTGCCTGGTGGTTTAGAACAACCTGCGAGGTTTCCCATATCGGCGGGTACAGCAAAACCTATTTTATTGACCTTCCGCTTGATAATAAGGGCGCCCAGGGGAACGTGAACAAGACAGAAGTGCACGGTATGGCATCTTCTAGGGCGTATGCTAAACGCTATTTGCAGAGCGACATCTTCAACCTTACGTTCAAGGATGCCGATAAAGACGGAAATCAGTCATCGCCTAGGTCTATATCACATGGACAAGTAAAAACCCTAGAGGCCATTTTTAACCGCCTATCTGAGGTTAATCAGGAGAAATTCTATGGCTGGCTTGGTGAGCCAAAGAATGTTCCAAGCCATATGTTTAACGATGCCCAAGCATGGCTTTTAGGAGCCGAAAAAAAAGAGAAGGAAGCCGGGAATGCTTGAGTTATTCGACTTCGAACAAAATTCGGCTGAGTGGGACTTTCAGCGATCGCAGGTGATAACGGCAAGCAATATGAAGCTTGTGCTTGCCAAGGGCGAAGGAAAAACACGCAACAAGTACGCTAGGCAGATCGCCGCAGCACGGTATCGCGGCGAAGCCTGGAAGGACTGGGAAGGCAATGCAGACACAGAACGCGGGCACGAGTGGGAACCGCTTGCGGTTGAGTTTTACAAGACGATAACAGGCAATGAAGGCACTAAGCTTGGATTTGCGATCAATCACCAAGGCATAGGCGGTGTTGGGTATTCGCCGGATTACCGCCTAGAACATGGGTTGCTTGAGATTAAAACCCGCAAGCCTGACCTGCAGATTGAGCTTTTAGAATCAGGCAAAGTGCCAAGCGAACACACCGCACAGATTCAAACCGGTCTATGGGTAATGGAAGAGGACTGGCTGGACTTTATGTGCTACTGCAAAGGAATGCCTGCATTCTTAAAGCGCGTCTATCGCGATGAGCCATACATCAAAAACATGCAGGCTGAGTGCATTCGATTCTATGAAGACGTCGAACGGCTTGAGCAGATGCTAATTGCATACGACACAAAAAACGGCTGGATTTAAATAGTTAGTCTGCATTGACTTTACATTGTCTTGCGCCTAATATGTTAAGTACATTAACTTTTAAAGAGTAGTTCAAATGATACCGATAGCGAACAACATCGTAAAGATGCTCAATTCTGGAAATCAGAACGAAGTTACTCGGGCGCGCAAGATGATCAAAGGCCTGTCGCTTGAGTGGGAGGATTTAAACCCGTTTGATGAGCGATCTGTTGTCACTACGAAAGTTTCGCACGCTAACCCTATGGCGCGGATTTTGGCGCCTGATTTAGTTAGGAATAAACGCAACCCGGTTTTTACAAAAATGCGCTTTACCTGGGATATAAAAATAACTCTGTTTTTTGAGTATCCGAACAAGGACAAGTATGAAGAAGAGGTGGAGCTGCAGGCAAATTGTTTACTTAAAGACGTGAACGATGTTTGCCTGAAAGAAATTCAAGAAGAGCGCAAACGGCACGCAGACGACGCATACCGGTTTACGAAATTCAATGTTTTATGTTCGGGGTTTTAGAACTCTATAGGTTTCCTTCACTTACCCATGTACCAGGAGTTCCGGCAACTGTGCAGCGCCACCCCTTTGGCGTCCCAACTGCTACTATTCCATTTTCACAAATGTCGCCAACGCTCCAAGTTCCCGCTGCTGGTGCGGCTCCGGTTAGAGTTATGGTTTTTGCGTGCTTAGTCACTGCAACTTGGCTTATTGTTGCTGCACCTGGCGCAGTAACCCCGCCGTCTATTACAGCAACCCCAGTTTCATAGTTTACTGATCTTATATAAACAGCACCCGCCGGAACTGTAACAATCCTATCTCCACCGTTAAAGGCGTAACAATCCGCAAGAGTTGTAAAGGTAAAGTTTGTACCGGCGACAGTTCCTGCTTTGCCAGTTGACGGCGTAGTGTAGAAGGCACAGCTTGACGCAGAAATATTTAGATATTCTGTTACTCCGTCTCTATATTTACCGCTTGGATACCACTTCGCGGGCACAGCCTCCGCATTTTGCACACCTCTCAGCAGTCCCTCGCGCTCAATCGTAAACGCGCCAAACTGGATTGAAGCGGTGGCAAGGCTCCTAAAAGCTATTCCTATGGCTTGACCGCTTCCAAAGCTTCCAATTGATACGCCTGGACGGTATGTAATTCCGTAAATATCGCTTGATAGGCGCACCTCATTAATAGTGACCTGAGTTACAAAGTTTGGCCCAACATTTAAGTCATCTACAGCGGTATTGCAGTAAACAGCATATTTTGCATTTTTAAGAAAGTTTTTATGTATTGTTACGGATTTGAGTGATCCATCAAACGCTCCGCCCAGAGTGATTAATTTATCTGAAACAGAACTTTCTATGTAAATTCCTTCAATATTCACTGCGCTGCAGTTATCAATTGCAAATTCCCCGCCGTCAAAATTGGCGCCGTTTACAACATTAATTACAACCCCATGTGAATTCCCAGACGTCATAGAGTCTGTCCACGTCAAGTCGCCAATCACAGCCGATTTATTAACAGGGGTGTCGTAGTTTCCGCCGTCAATCGTCAGTGTGTTTATTTCATGGCTAGTGTCTCGCGCATATGCCGAAAAATTAGTATTGCATTGCCATGCATTGCACTTTAAATATGTTTGAGAAAATGAGCGGGCGACAATTCCAAAGTTTAATTGTGGTGCGCTGCATCCGACAAGGATGGAGTTATAACAATCGTTTCTAATGCCATTTACACCGGCTGCCCTTACCGTGACGTTACCCTCTACCTTTAGCCCCTCTATGCGGCGCTTTACTGGGTATCCAGACTCTTCGATCGCGACGCAAAAACGGTCATAGTCGTTAGGTAGCGCTCCTATTGCAGTTGTTGGGCGTAGATTTGCGTAGCATTTCCCATCTGAATTTATCGATAGTTTATCTGTGATTTTGTATCCATACGGCACCAACGGTATTTCCCAAGCCATATTTTTTGCAAACATGTCTTTAAACGCTTGAGTATCGTCATGCGCTGCTGTTACATCTGCATAGTTCGGCCCAGCGATATTTCCAAGCGCGCCGAACATTTGAGGCGTTAGTGGCGACTGGTTTTGGCGCACTGCGGCCTTGGCACCGTTTACGACAGTGGTTCCTGTGTCGGGAGTTAAACCGGTAGAACTAACTACATCAAATATACCTCCACCGATATTTGGCGATGTATGACCTAATAGAGATAATTGCTGACCAATCGTTGCCGATGCTAATGCAGTCGATAAATCGGCGTATATTGATACAGTTTTTACCGCTGTAGATAATGATGCTATTGACGCGTCAATAGAAATAAACTTTTCAATGTATCCATTACTTTTTGGCGTATAGTATTTCTGGATCCCAAAAGAATTCATGATCTGAACGCAGTACGGCACAAGGACTTTAATCTGTGCAGGCGTTCCGCTGTACATGACCTGGCCGCCTGGGCCAATTTCGAGTGGCTGAGCGATTGCTAAATCGGCCAAACCCTGGCGCGCCAAATAGATTTGAATGCGATCACCAGAAACCGTTGCAGGGCTCCCATCTGGTACGCCAATCCAAACCTTGCCTCCAGCTAAAGCCTTAAATTGCGCGGTGTCTAGCGCGTGGTTTACATCTAATTGAACGCTGTAGCTCATTGTGCTGACCCTTGCTGGCTTGGGCGCAAATTCAGTGCCCTATTAATTTTCTGTTTTAGTTTTTGATTTTTAACTTGCTGGCGAAGCATTTTTAAAATGCTAAGCGCAGGAACCGGTAGACCAGTTAGAGCACCTGTAGCGCCAGCTTCAGCCATGGCTGCCATTAGAGTTCCTGCCGTCCCAGATGAATTAATTAGAGTCCCAGGAGGTACAGTATTGACGTATTTAACTACGTCATTTAAATCACGTACCAGCGCTGCATTTTTTTGTCCCAATACCAAATCTAATCTTCCGTTTTTATCAAGCGCCTGCACGGCATTATGTAGTTTTGCTGGGCTAACAATGGCTTCACCGGTAGATGTTGTGTTCATCCCCTTAGTGGCCTCGTCTTGAATGTGCTTGATAGTGGCACCTTGTAATTCTTTCCACGCCTCTCGGCCACCTTTTCCTGATGTAAGAATAACCCCGCGCAAAAACCCCAACTCTTCAGGCGATCCGTTTAAAACCGTCTCGTTAAAAACCCGATCAATAGCAACTTTTCGGTCATCCGTTCCCCGTTTATTTGTCAGCAAATCTGCAATTATGGCGCGGTTTTCGTACTTTTTAGCCTGTAGTGTTCTTAACTCGCGGGCGCGCTTGTATAGAGGCCCGGCCAATGGTTCAACCTGGGCGTCAATTAGCTTTTTAAATATGGTTGCCTGGCGAATATCTGGCTTGTCATAACCGGTGGCGGAAACGATTTCCTGGCGGAATTTTTCGAGCGTTTTAACATTCGTTGGCAGTGGAACTAAAACTCCAGTGCCATCATCGCGAGCTATGCCTAAAATTTCCGCATACTTTTTGGCATGTGTGGCCAGCTTTGTTGTCTCCAGTCCACTTGGGTATGAATTTAGGTTGTCTATAAGCGATGTAGTTAGCGCTGTATCGCCCTCACCAATGCTTACGGGTCGAGAAATATCAACAGGCAATAATGCCTCACCTGAATTCTCCGCCTGCTTGTACGCCTCATTGGTGCGTTTTTTGGCTATGTCGTAACCTTGCGCCAATGTGTCAACAACTTTACGCCCAATTGCCCCTGGCCCCATGGAGGTTAGCTGGCTGCCAGTCATGTCAATCATCGCGTCAAAATTCTGATTGATCTGCGTGATATTATCCTCTGCCCTTTGACGTAGTGGGCCGCCTAACTCGCCTTTCATTGCCTCTTTTTCAAACGCAAGCTGCATCGGGTTGCGTGTCTCGGCTCCAAGGGTAAGCTCAACGGGCACGGGCAGATTTTGCGCGACTGCTCCGCGCACGTCGCCAAGGTTTGCCGCAGCAGAACCGCCAGCAGGCCCGGCAAATTGATCGGCAATGGCGGGCTCTCTAAGTCCTACTGCCTCAAGTGAGCGCCCAGGAGCCGCAGCGACAGAACGCCCAGCTTGTGCCGCAGCATCACCGGCACGACGGCCAAGGTTTGCAGCTTCGGCACCCGCGACACGAGCAGCCGGTGCGGCCAGTGCCGCAGCCACACCAGCGCCAGGGCCGCCAGCGATTGGAATAGCCGCCAATGGCGCTAAGGCCTCTCCTGTCGCCGCTGTGTACTGCTGCCCTGCCTCGGTGCGCGGCGAATAGGTGAGAGACTCCATACCCTGCCGCGCCCTTCGCTCAACCAAATCGGCGCCCTGTTGCGTGCCGTATTGCCCGGATAAAACGGATTCACCTAGGCCGCGAATGGCTCCAAATGGAACGCCTATAAGAGTGCCAGGGATGGCGCCTGTTATTAGCGACCCAGTAGTCTCAATGGCACCTAATGCCTTCTGCCCAAGCGAACGATCAGGGGAAGGCTCAGCTGCGCCCTGAATCTGAGTTCCTGCTGGCTCAAGCGACAAGGCCGACGGCTGCTGAGCCAAGCCCGCAAAAATCTCATCAAGGTCGGCATCAGTTGGCGGCGTGTCGCCTTCAAGCTCTATCGTCACGCCGGTGCGCGGATCGGTAGCCTCATAAATTGGCATTATTGCTGCCCCTTTACTGTTACTTTATAACGCTGAGCGGCTGGCGCCTGTTCTTGCGGTTGTTGCCCGGGCGTGTAGACGCTTTGTATTTTTCCGCTAATAACCTGCGAATTGAGGTCTTTTTGAGTTTTAATAAGTCCGACAAGGGCGGTTAATGCCGCCTGGCGCTCTGCAATTGGCAGGCGTTCATTGCCAATGTCACCGGCCATTTTCTGGTAATTCTGAACATCAACGTTTGACTGAGGCCCTTCCATCCTCGGCACGTTTGAAACTAACCAGCCTGACAGAGTGCGTAACTTTGCTGCGGCCTCGGATGATTTGCTGCTGACGCCAACTAAACGGCCTGCCGCATCAACTGCCGCGCCTACGCCTGAGCCGGTAGCCACCGGTAATAGCTTCTCTGCAGTTTTTGAATACTCCAAAATCTGGTCATTCATTTTTATCGCTTTTTTGGTGTCGCTGAACCGCTCGGCATTTAGCGCACCGGTTTTTTCTGATTCAGTTATTTTGCCCTGCAAAGTAGGATCTGCTGCGGCGCCAATGATTGGGTTGCCCTGCGCATCGGTGGCAAGCTCGACCTGGCCGGTGCGTGCGTTTTGGCGAACGATACCGCCAGCAGTCTGGCCAAATGTGAAATATGAGTCCGGGCCTTTAGCTTGCTGTGCTAATTGCTGGCCACGCAAATTTAGCTCACGGTTTTGCAGGTCAATTTGCTGGCGCTGGTACTCGCTCATTTTATCCGGTTCGCCAAACGTGGATTCATAAATTTTAGGGGCTAAAGTCCCCTCGCCAACGAGTGCGGCAGCAACGCCTTTAAGGTTACGCTTCACGCCTTCTTTATCCCCGGCCAAATACTGCTCACGCAAGGCGATTGAATCCTTTGGGTCGCGTCCCGCGTCTTGCAGGTATTTGATACGCGCATCAATAGCGCCAACAAACTGATCAGGTGATTCAACTATATTCGCGGCCTTTAGCGCAAAGCTGGCGGCGTCCTTTTTTTGCATCGTGTCTTTAATGCCAATTGACGCTAAGACGTTTTTAGCTGCATCGGGCACGTTCATAACCGCTGTTGTAAAAGCGTTATCATCCGGATTTCCAAGCTGAGCACTTTCTCGATATTTATTGAGAGCATCCATGCCGATTTTCTGCCGCTCTTGAGCCGCTTTGTTTTCGTCCATCTGCATTTTCATGGATGCGATACCCTGCAAACCCTGAACATTTCTTATTATATCGCCTACTATCCCGGCCATTAGATCAACCCCTTAATCAACAAGCTGCCCGCGTCGGTTGCCAGTCCGGTTAGCGCGTTTGCTCGGTTCATGTAATTAGCTGCCTTTGCGTTACCGGCATACATTGCGTTTTGCCCTGCCTGAGAGGCGAAATTGGCCCCGGCGTTTGCGTTGCCGGTGGCGATGTTGGCACCAAGGTTTGTAATTCCATAAAGCTGATTAAAACGGTCTGAGTTAGCCGCTTGATTGGTACCATACTCCTGCAAATCCTGCGAGTTTTGCCGCTGCAATGCCTGTATGCCAAGCGTTGGCGCTATCATAGCCAAATCAGCTTGAGTGCCGCCGCTTCTAAATCCACCAGTTGCCGCAGCATTGCGCAATATCTGATCCTGCGCCTGCGTGTTCAGCGCGCTATATTCCGGGCCATGGAAATAGTCGGTTAAAAATGAATTGGCGTCACGGAATTTAAAAGGCGTCACTGGCTGGTTAATTTGCGCCTGCAACCCAGGAATAGCACTAATTCCAAGCTCTCGGAATGGAGCGGTCTTGGTAAGCCCCTGTTGATACTGCTCACGGCTAAGCGCAGTTGCCTGATTGGCAGCATTTGTTTGCGCCTTAGCCGCCTGATTTCCGCCTACTACCTGAGCCCCAAAAAGGGCGCCTACAAGAGCCATATTTCACCGCCTATATTTTCAAATCCTAGCTTTTTTGCTAGATTTTCGGCCCGTTTAAACTGTGGGCCAATTGTCGTGTAAATTCGTTGTATGCCAATATTGTCGAGGTATTTTATAAGCTCTTTTGCCAGGTCTCGCGATTTGATAGCTGATACTTTTGGGCTCATTAAATGCACTTCTGCATCAGCGCCTAAAGTATACACCAGCGCGCACATCCGGTATCCATCTTGCTCAATACAAAGCATTGGCTTGTCAATATCTTTTAACTGTACGCCTGTATTTTTAACCATGCCTGCGTCAAGGCAGTGGGCCAAATCATCCGGCGTGGCGTCTCTAATCACGGCGCTAGCTGTTTGGCTGTTCGCTCGGATGCGAGCAGCGCGTTTAACTGGGTGATTGCCAGGTTTAAATCTGTTTTTAGCAAATTAATTTGCGTTTTGTGCTCGTTCAGCATCGCTACCCATGTAGCCGCGTCTGCTTGCAAATATACCACTCCGGCAGCATTAGGATTTAGGGCGGCATTGGCGGAGCTAGCGACTGCATCGGCCACCGCAGCGGCCAATAAAACAGTCCCACCTATAGCGCCTGTCGCATAATTTCCGGTTCCAACTATCGCACCGGTTGTTCCGTGCGTAGTCGTATCAATAACGTGATCGTCAAAATCTGCGCGGTTGTCTGCTATATCGCTCTCGGTCTGAGTTACCCGCAGGGCCAGGTCTAAAATATCGCCCTCGGCGGTAGTTACTCGCAAAGTTATATCAACTATCTGGGCATCAATAATGTCTATCTGACCCTCGGCAGCATCAAGGCGATCTTCGGCATCGGTAGCCCTCTCTTCAAGGGCAGTAATTGCGTCTTTGTCGCCTCCAACGTCCCGTTTTAATGCTGAATAATCGCGGGCAAATAGCTGTCTAAAATTGGCAGGCAGGCCGCTGATTGCCATTAGCTGCGCAATGTCTGTATCGCTGACGTAATACTGCGAAGCCTTATCCACCATCGTGTGTCACCTTCAAGCCTGATACGTTTATTTTTGACTTATTGAGCGAGCGGAATTTAAAGCCTATTTGTTTGCGCACATAGCCAACGCGGCGGACTATATAGCGGTAGTTGTACATCAGTGCCATGGCGATATATTTAGTCCACTCGGCGCCATGGTAGCTGCCGTTTTGCGTGGTGCTGACAAAAAGCGCGGTGTCCTCGCCGTAGCCGCTGACAACATTTAGTTCAAGATCGGAAACGCTGACGGATTCCATCGTAATTAAAGCCGTTTGAAATTGCGAGGTCACTGAATCGCCATAGTGCGAGGCCAGAGTATCATCAAGTTTTCCAATAGTTGTCCACAGCTTATCCCCATAAATCCACTGGCCCAAGTTCGTATCATAAACCCCATTACATGCCCGCCAGGCATCCTCTCCGCTGCGCAATTCGCTCCATGCGTACTGCGGGCCAAATTTGTTGGCCACAAAAACGTTATACAGTAACGTATGGTTTGTCAGTTGAATGTAAACAAGCTGATCGCGGGCGCGAGAACGTCCCTCTAAATAAGCTGTGGATAACTCTGCTTCACTGTAGCTGTTGATGATGCGCTCAATATAATCTGTGGCCGCAGTCTCGGCCTGCCCAGCGCCCAAAAGCTTAAATGTGACTGGCTCACCTTTGGCACCGCCCAGCATGTACACCCTGCCACCTATCTCAATCCAGCCGCCAGTGCTGACTATGCCGCAATTAACGGCTTTTTGGTTGATGCGGGTAAATGCAAAATTCTCGTTTGCCTGGTCAACAAAATACTCGGTCGTGTATCGGTTGATAGCAATCAGCAAATTATCCTGGGTGCGGCCAACGGCTTTGGTTTTGTCTGGGCTCAATTCAGAGGTGGCAAATTTAAGCGGATTAATGCTTGTTTCGTCGCCAATATCAGTGTGGTAAAGGTTTTCGCCGTCGGTAAAAAGGTAGTACTGATCAATCCAAATAACATCAATCGGTGCGCCGAAATCCGGGTCAGTCATTAGCGTTAATGTGGTGCCGTCGTATCGATATGTGCTGCCACTGGCAACGATCATTATTGAGTTGAAGCCGTATGCCATGCGCACTCGGTCAGCGCCGGGAATATCACCAATGACAACAACCGCACCGCCCACAATTTCAATCAGATTTTCTCCGGACACACGAAACGATCTGCCCCAGCGCTCATTGAATAACGCGCCACGGTCAACGCCATGGCCGGTGTGCGTTTGGGTTAATCCATCGTGCGAAATTAAATAGCCGGGGTTGCCCTTAATGTCGCGAATGACGGCCAACATGTTGATGGGTATAGCGTCGGCGTAATCGGCGTTATCAAGCACCTGGTCGCCTCCAATGATTGGGATGGTTAGCTCACCCATTGGCAGATAATCCATCAACGATATTGAAATACACATAGCGCGTGCGGGCGCTACCCATGTCGCCGGTCATTACCAACTTAATGCGGGTTAGCCCGGTTGATGAGCCTGCCTGCACTTCAAGGCTGTAAGAGTCGCCGGTTATGGAATCACTCAAAACGGTTATGCCAGCCTCTGCTGTATCAACAATGGAGCTAATAACCTCGCCAGGCTGCAGATAATCGCCAAACTCAACCTGATACATTCCGGCATCGTTAATGTTTAGCTCAATAGTTCCGGGCGGCAATAAAACCGGCGTTGGCATGTAGTTGGTTTGGTTGAATTGGCCATAATTACCACGGCCAATAGGCATTAGGTTTGATGGCTGCAGGTAGCGGGGCTGATTTAGCCGTGAGATTAACTGCGACCATTCATAGCTGAGCCCTGGAATGTTGGAAGGCTTGTTGTAGGAAGGCGCGAGGCGCTGGGCAAGCTTGAGTTCAATGGCTAGCACTGCATGCTCAGGAAGCCCGGACTCTGTGTTTGGGTCGGGAATATCTTCAAAATTGTACGGCAGTGGCAGCTTGGCGCTGTGCATGATGCGTTCAAGCGCAGACAGCCCTAATTCAATATCCTCTGCATCAGTAGCAGAAGTAAGGCCGCTGATCCGAAGCTCAGCAAACGCACCATTCACTAGCTCGATTTTTGTCTTCACAGCGGCCCCTCTGGGTTATTTTTTCTTGCTTTTGTCGGCCTTATCAACCGGGATGTTTTGAGTTAAAAACTCGGGCGCATCTAACAAGTCGATTTGCTCTTCTGGCTCATAGCCGTTTTCCTGAAGCTCTTCAGCATCCATTTTTTTGTACAAATCAGGGTAAAGATCGCGAACATCGTCAACGCAGCCAGCGGATTTGTGCGCTTCGTAGTCTCCGATCTCGCATGTGATTATCTCACATTTTAGACCGTCAACTTCGTGCGTATCGCCTGGCTTATAAACATGAATAGGCATAGGAATATCCAAAAAAAGGGGCCGAAGCCCCTGGGGAAATTAGAAGCTAACGAAAGCGCCGTTGTCCATTGGGCGGGCGTTGTTGACACCGTACCAAACGAACATACGCCAGCGGGCTTGCAGGCTTGCGATGTTTGCATCATAGAGCATGTATATATACAAGTCATCAGTCAAACGCTCGCGGGCAGTTTTCATGCCGCCCCACTCAGCCAACTTCTCAACAGGCATAGTGCCAGCAAAAACCTCGATGCTATCTTTTTGCCAGAAAATGTTGGGCTGATTGCTATTGTCAGTATTCAAACGGTTAACCGTGGCCGCGTTCAAAATGCGGGTGTTAATGTTTGCATACGCCTTTTCAAGCGTTGACAGCGCGGGGTCATCAGCAGCGATGGGCTTAGGCCACACCTCGATAGAAGTGCCGCTTGGCTTGGATACGATAACAAAGCTCATAGCCTCATCGGTCACGGTTTTGTCATCACGGCCAACAGCTTTAACAGTCACGCCACCGTTTGCAAAATTCACCCGGTCGCCCACGTTGTAAGACGCAGAAGCGGCAACAGGGATAGTTGCGGTTCGGTAGTCGGCGTTCACCACGGTATTGGTTGCAGCAGTTACGGTGCCAACTGGGATTGGTGAAAACGACTGGTTGCCGGTGACGGTAGTCGCAGGGTCAGTACCACCAGCCAGGGCAGACAGAGACGAGTTTGCAATTACCGACTCAAAGCCAGCTATTTGTTTGAACAATTGGCCAGTTTGGTAAGTCTTTTCAGGCTGGCCAACCAAGTTAGAACGCGAAGCCAGGTCTTTGCTATACAACTGCAAATCGCTGTCATTCAACGCCATGATGCGGCCTGACTTGCGGATTTGGCGCTTGTTCATCGCGGCTTGAGCAAGGCTGATTGCGTCATAGCCAGAGGTTACGTTGGTGCGGTAGAACATTGAGCCGGTCAACCGGATTGAATCGGTGATGGCTTTGTTCAGAACACTTGCGCGCTTCTCGCCGTCGATAACCGCCTGATCACGGATGTAGCTAATATCGCGTAGGTCGTCAGCGCGAAGGCTTACGAAGGCGTTATCTGGGGTGCCAAGTCCAGCGACATAGCACTCTTGGATCAAGCCGGTCTCAAGGCCAGTCAAATCAAAACCCGCGATTGAAGCACCTTGTTGATTAACGCGACGAAGCACGCTGTTGGATGAGTTTTGCATTTCAGCTGGGTCTGGACTCATCACTTTAACGTAATCAAGCATGCCGCGCTGAGATTCGAATGATTTTGCCGCCTCTTCTAAATAAGTTGCGACGATTTTGCCTGCACTTAATGTAGCCATAAAATTTTACCTACCATTTGGACGTGTCTATTCCCGCCGCCCTGGCATTCCGCTTGGCTTCTAGCATTGCTGTTGGGTTGTCTGCAGCTACGGCTTTTTCATAGGCTTTATAGTGCGACGACGTTGCAGGTGCTTTGCCCTTTAGCGGTACATCGGGGGCTGGGGCTGTTTTGGGTTTATTCACAGGGGCAGAGTTGAACTTTTCCCGCAATCCGCCCAGGTAAATTGCTGCTGCAATGCCTGATGGGTCGCGCTTTAATTCTTGCTCTAGCCGCTGTTGCGCTGCGCTGTTGGTGCCTAGGTGGGTAACAACTTTTTCCGACCCTACGCCAATGCTCGAAATGAATTTCTTCATCACCGCTTCACCTGCGCCGGTCATCTGGTCGAGCTTTGCGATCAAATTGGCCTCAGCCGCTTTGAACTTCTCAACCGTTATTTTTCCACTGGCAACCAACGATTCGACGCGGTCATAGTGTTGATCTACTTGCTCGGCAATTTCGCGCTGTTGCTGCTCGATCTGCTGGGCTTGCTGTGCGCGTGCACTCTCGGCTTGCATGATCTTGCGTGCGTTGCGTGCGTCTAGCTCGGCCTTATAGCGTGCGTAGTTGTCGCCCTCGTACTCCCAGGATTCGACCGCCACCTCAAGCTCTAAATCTTGCGAGCTTGTGGCCGCAGGATTCGCCCTTACTTGATCCAACTCGCTTTTTAGGCGCTGAATCTCGGCGTCTTTCTCGCTAACTTGGCCGCGCAACTTTCGGCGCGTTTCCGCTAAAACTGCAGCGGGCACTAAATCGCTTTGCTTTTTTTCTTCGGCGCTGTCTTCTTTGAGCCAATCTTCTTCCGATTCTTCCACCTCGCCGCCTTCGGTTGTCTCCGGCTGCTCTGCTTCTAACTCGGTCGCTTCTTCCGCCTCAACTTCTTCGACTTCTGGCTGTTTAGCCTGGGCCGCCTCTTCTGCTGCGTTTTGAGCCTTTAGCTCTTCTAATGACTGCACGTCTGACATAGTTTTACTCGCTATGAACGATAAACCCGGGTGCCCTCCGGTAGGGTTTGCGTGACACCGCCGCCGCGTAACGTTATGTTATAACGTCCTTGATATTTTCGCAAATAAGTGCTTGACAGCCTATAACGAACTAAAAGATTGCTTGCCAGGCGGCAATTCGGAAATAGGAATTAAAATTGGTGTGCGCGAAGCGGTGTTGAATGCTAAGAAGCGGAGTTACGTTGCCAGTATTAAAAACAATTAATTAGCCCGCCCACCATAAGCCTTCTGCACATTATCAATGTGGTTGCCCGCAGTTTTAGTGTGCAGATTCTCCACATCTGCCTGTATTTTCGCGCCTTCCTGCATGGCTTTCATGCGGGCGGTTTCGGCGTTGTACATGTCGATTTTTAGCTTCTCCGCTCCGTTCTGAGCCTTCATCTGTTCTGCCTTGGCTAGCTCAAGCGCAGGGTCGGCTTGTTGGCCTTGTTCTGCCTGCGCTTGCTCTAGCGCGGCTATATCTTCCTCGCTCTCAGCTTCGCGTACGCCCATTAATAAAAGCTGTTTTTGCGCATATTTGCGAATGTCGCTTGTACCCTCACCGTCGGTCAGAGAAATATACTTATGCAGGAACATCATGTATTCCTTTGTTCCAGGTTGTAGCGATTGCAGAAGGTTGCCTATTTCTTGGCGCGACTGCTGGCGCTGGCTTCCGAATGATTCGCCTATGTCAACGGCCAAATCAAAATCAGCCTCGGCCAGGTTGTTGATTACACGCTCTTCACCGGTCTCCAAGTCATACTCGGTTTCCTGCAGCCACTCTTCAGTGGTTGTTCCGTCCTTATTCGTCAGGGTAACTTTGCGCTTAACGCCGTAAACCTCGGGCGCCATTCCCAACCAAATCTCTGCATCGCGGCGCTTGGCGATCTTTGCCCCATTCCTGAAGATTATTGAATTCTCATCAAGCATTGCACGAACTTGGCTTACCGCGCTACCGCTCATCGACACGTCAGCAATTGAGTTAGGAGCACCGCTAGATGTTGTCTCTGTCAGGCTTTCGTTAATGCCCTGCATCGCCGCGATGAGTGCAGGCGGAAGTTGTGGAGGCGGAAGCGTGCCAACTGGCCCACCAGGAAGCGGGGTGCTATCTGCGGCCACTCGGTTGATAGTTCTGTACGGCAGGGCACCATCAACGCCGTTTTCTTGATACTGCCACTCTAAGCCTTCAATCTGCTCAGCGAAAAAGATCGGTGTTTCTCGCGGCGAACTGGTTGCAATGTCGGCCATGTACGAATACATGAAGTCGCGCAGGCGGGCGGCGTCTTTGGCGGCGCGGGTGATTCCCTCGTAATGTTCAACGCCGTTTACATAAACACGCTCGCCGTATTGCGGAACAACCGGGATATTAGGGCCAACAACATCGGACACCTGCAGAATTTTTTTATCCGTCCAGGTGTATTTTTTTACCTTCCAGACTTTAATTGTTTTGCGGTCAAAAAAGGTTTTTCCCTCTTCCGCCAGTGTGGATGCAAACTTTTTGGCCTCCGCCTTTTCGTAGGCGTATACCTTGCCATCTTCGTCTTTGTAAAACTCAACGACCTGGTTCACTTTCTCCCGGTAATAGCTCTCAACGATGTAAACGTCCTTGCCATTGTTTACTATTGTGCCGTAACTAGTGACAGGCGAAGGCCCAGTTTTAGATTCACTTTCCTCATCCTCGTCATCTTCGCCGGTCAACTCTTCGCGCAGGTCTTCGTAATCCTCACAGCTATAACCGCTGACAATGTGGCAGCGCTTGGCGTCACTCTTGTCCTGCATGCGCGCGGATGAATCAAAGAACACGCATGAGTTAAATTCGTGAACAGGTATGCGATTAATGGACTGATTGCGATCGCCAATCTTGTCTGATTCCCATTCGTTAACCAAGCGCCAGCCACCAATTCCGCAAGGAACCTGCTCAAGAGTGGCGTTGTAAAAAGCTTCAATGGATGAGTTCTTGCGGGCGTCAGTTCTAAACAGGCGATCCATGACATTTGACAGGCTTGGATCTGTGCCATCTTTTGGAGCAAAATCGGCTTGAATATCCTGGCTGCTCAAGTCGGAAATTATTTTACGTCCGGCCTTTTTAATATTGTCGAACTGGCCCTGGAATTTCAGCGGCAACGAATTGCGCCACTCTTCCGTGTAGTGACTGATGTAGTAAAAATGCAGTAGGTCTTGTGCCTCTTGGCGCGTGTCGCTGTTATATTCCTTGTCCGCCTCGAAGTCTTCCTTTAGCTCTTTTAGCATCTTTTCATTTTTCATCGCGTCGGGAATCTCTGGATAGGGCGAGGTGCCGCCGTTGGCGTTCTTGCTCTCATTATATCCGGTATGTCAAGGCTCATCATAGCAGAGTCGGCCATATTAGGGCTTTTTAGCTTCTTCTCGCGCATTTTATCCTTGCCCATGATCTTAATTTTGCCGTTCGGGTCGCGGTCACGAGGTATGCGGCACATTTCAGCGCGCAGCAGGTCTAAATCTTCAATGGTGGAGCTTATGCTGATTAGCTTATCGGGGTCGGTTAATTCGCCATGCACAACTGCCCTATAGGTTGCATAGAAGCGATCGCGCAACTCCCAGTACTTTTGTGCCCGTAGGTTTGAGAACGTGTCTTTGTTGGGCTTGCTGTTCTGAATCGGAACGCCTTTATTCTCAAACGAATAGACGGCCTCGGGAGCGCGAACACCGGCGGCACCGTTGAACATCGACACTTCAATGCGAGTGCCGGCCAGTTGCCGGGTAATCTCATTGCGCAGTGTTGCACCCATGCCGCCGCCGTCCCACACAAAGTGATCGGCCTGAACCTCTCTAGCGAGTTCACAAGCCCAAAGCGTTGCGGTGTGAAAATCCCCGTCTTTGGTTTGCCTGGCATCCAGAATTACCGATCCCTGGCGGTATGTAATGGCCTTTGCGTCGTTTCCTGTGTCGGCGGGGTCGAATGCTACAACCTTGGCGCCAGTCGGCTTAAAGCCTAGCTTCACATGAGCATCAATGGCCGCGTTGAACCAATCCTGGCTAATAATTGAATCTTCCACCTCGTCCAAGAAGTCGCCTTCCCAGATATGACGGTACATGGCTGGGGCGCAATTGGCCTTGTCGTGCTCGCGCTCTGCCTCGAGGCCTGAAAATCTGTACCAAGGGTTATCGTCAAAATTCATCATGACGATCAGGTGCAGCTCGTCCTCGTAAACGCCTTTGCTGATTAGCTCATCTAGGTACGGATTTATGAAGCGCTGCGAAAACGGGTCAGCTTGTGACTTCGGGTTGGCGATGAAAAACATCTGCACGTTCTGAAACGTGTCCTCTTCATCGTTTGCGGCATTAATTTGTGCCTCTATCTCCGCAGGCGTACCAAACAGCGCCTTGTTCCTGGCCGTCGGCGTAAGAGTCTTGATTGAATTTGCGCTTAGGTTGTCGGCTTCTTCAACGCAGAATATATTGAACCCGGCTGCTGACTTTACACCGCTTGTATTGCGAGAAAGTCCCCGATACCTGACACTGCCGCCGCTGTCGCTTAGTATTTTCTTTTCCTGAACGTCGAAGCCGCTCATGCTCAAGCGGTCTATTTCCTCTGCAAGCAGGGAGTGAACCGAATCCGAAATGGAGGCCTGAAACTCCCGCATGCACATCGCCTTATCGCCGCGATCACGCACCCGGCTCAAAACTATGTCGTGCACACCTACGGACTTCGCAGAGCCCCGGCCACCGATAACGATAACCATCCGCTTTTTGCTGTATAAAACGCACTCCAGCCGCTCAGCAATGTATATCTCCGGCTTTTCGTCTACCTCTATCCACGAATTGCCGGAATACTTAACCCTGCGAATAAGCTCCCCAGGCGCCGACACAATACCGAAAACAGTACTGTATTTTTCACCAGTGCTTTCGTTAATCTCTTCCTCAAGTTTTGAAAGCCTGGCTAGGGATTGGCGGGCGGACATTTACCAACCGCCTCGCGTTAATGCCTCGGCCCACGCTTCAGAAGCCAATTTATATGCGGCGTCATTCATATGTAAGTTATCGGATTTTAATCCTGGGCCGGATGCCGGCGATGTAGTTAAAGGCCCTAACACAGTTCGTAGATTTGCCCCCTGAATTACATTTGGGTAGCCTTTGAAATAATTTACCGAATCCGCCCAGCCTGGCAATAAATCAGACTGATACCACGCCTCTAGTCCCGCAGTATTTCCTGCGCAGGTAAACCCTATCGCCACTTTCACGCCTAGGCTCAGCATATAATTTGTTAAAATAATCAAGGCAGCAGAATAATCGGCGCGGACAACTCCCAAAGTTTTGTCACCCTGTCCAATGCTAATAAAACACCATTTTTCGTCATAACCGACTGCCGATGAAATGCTGGCGTATGCAGTTGCTACATACCCATTGGGGTCAAATCGTGGGTTGGATGCTGAGCATACGCCTACGATATCAGTGGCGGTGGATGCGCCCATATCTGCCCATGTGACGCCATCCGCCTGAAGTCCTGCCGCTGGAACGACAGTGCTAGCGTTAACTGTCGTGCTGGCCGCTGTGCATTTCCACGTTTTTCCACCGGAAAGCGCATAACTACCAACAGCAACCAAAATTCCAGATTGCCATGTTCGGATATATCCACACCATGAGTGCGCGGCACTTGTTGATCCAACCGCTGTATTTTTAACGGTTAGCCATGTACCGCGACGCCCCATAAGCTCGCCCAAGTAGGGCCACATGCTTCTAGTTGCGCTCCCGTTAGGGCCAACAGGGTCGCGCATAGGGCAACCATAGGTTGTTGTGAAGTCGGAGGTATCTCCTGACCCGGCCTCGTTAGACTGGCCAATAAGATTCGCTATACGCCGCCTAATCACAATTAAAACTCCATATCAAAATCAGATAGAGGTACGTGCGGGTTTGCCGATAATTTTTGCGCAATAATACCGATATTTGCAGGCAGGACACCATCAAATACCAGAAAGTGAATGCCTGAAAACTGACCAGCCACCGACGTCGCGCCAACGTTTCCAGTATTTGACCCAATGCCAAATGCATTAGCGATTGTTGTGCCGCCTGTAAAAGCTGCCGTATAGCTGTTTGACAGAGTTCCGTCACAATATAGGAAAACGCCCTTGGTGATGCCATCAATAGCTAATGTTACTACGTGATCTGTTGCTGCCGCCTCACCAAATGTTGCCAGGGAATCGGCTAGCCCAGAAACTACGCCTCCCGAGGTATTAAGAATTGGGCGTATTTTTGAAACGCTGCCAGATGCAGCACGCATCGAAAGGTAAAACCCCTGTGCTGCTGCGGCATCACCGCATCCAATAATCGATTCCGAACCAACAGGGCCAACCTTTTTTAATCGAAACGATAAAATTACAGACTGACTAGCTAAGTCAAATGAGAATTTAGCAACAGGGATAGTTAACCCAAAATTTGCCCCCGCGCCAGATGTTATATAACCAGGGTTAGCCCATGCCGCTGCGTCTGTTAATGATGCAAGACGTGTAGCGTCGGCAGCGTTTCCGCTTTTATCTTTAGCATCTCCAGAACCAATGAATTGCTGCCCAGGAATGAAAAATTTGTAGTACTGCGCCACGCCCTGAAATCGAGTTGCAGTGCCATCCTTATTTCTAATCCCCTGCGCGTCTCCGTTAGAGTCAAGAAATAATAACGGCCTCGAAGTCTCTTCCAATTCAGATGAATACTGAATATTAGAAATAGCTTTTACGGAAATTGGTGTAATTGCTCCAAATGGGCCAAACGATCCCGCCCCGCTCACACTTGTAGTTATGCCCGCAACCACGGACACCTCTGCATTTCCTGAAATTCGGAGAGTTTCACCAACTGCAACACTAACTGAAGTTGTTGATCCTGCGCTTAAAGTTGCCATTTTTTTGCCCTTTAATTCTTATTGACGATAGCCTCTAATTTATCAAGGCGCTTTTTTAACTCTGTGATTTCCTCGATTGCGAGTAGCTTGCTGATCGAGTCGATGAAAATCTGCCCAACGTCGGGCGGGATTTCGCCCCAGGCCATGGCATTATAAATTGTATTGGCCTTTGCCAATGGGGTGGCCGCCTCATCAAACCCTGAGATTGTGACCGGCTCCAGTGTTGACTTGGCCTTTGGCATGTACCGTTGAAGGACTTCGCCCATGTAAGTCCCGCCGCCATCGCCCAATGCCATATCCCATAGCTTATCAATAAAATCATCCTCGCTCATCGAGCGGCGCTTCAACCCCTCAATTAAAAGCGTCCGGCCGTTCTTAACCCCCTTTCGGTAGTTGGCTGGCTGATTCTCTGATGAAAATAGGTGACTTTTCTTCTCAGTCATAAAAGGATTTTTTCAGGATTACACGTTATAACATAACACTGATTAGCAGCCCCTATAAACCCGTGTTTTTCGGTACTGTCGCGATTATCGACTATGTTTTGGCGACAATATGCGCGGTTTTTGATCACTTTATGCCCTTCATTTTTTCTAATGTGCGACCGCCAATATAGCCACCCATTACAAAGCCGAAAACTGTCCACAAGTGCTCAGGGATTGCTTTTTGGGCCGGATCTGGTATCAGCTTGTCGATTAACTTGGTGCCGATTGATAGCAGGCTTAGCGGGTCAAAAATCATGGCATCCACTCATGCAATGTACGGTTAATCCATCCAAGGAGGAATTTGCTTTGGTCTCGGTTTTTGGTGCATATCTCTGCATAATGCGAAATTTTAAGCAGCGAATAGACTGCCAGAAAATGATTTGAATTAAGCGTGTTTAATATCCCAACGGTAGTTGGGCCGACAACACCATCAATAAAACTAGCAGCTCTTTTTACTCCAGATACATCACATGCGGCAGTTTGCGCAAGTTTTGATGCTGTGCCAACACCAGAATTTACTGCAAAATCAAAAATTGATTCGGCAATGTCTTGGTCGGCAATCAAATCGCCCTTTATCTTGTCCCAGTAGTCGCGCTTGTAAATGGCCTTGGCCTCAGCTTCGGTGAGAGACTTAATATTAAGCGTCGGGTAATATTTTTGGCTTATTCCGTACTTGGTTGAACCGCCAGTATCGCGGGGGGTTTCTGTGTACGCTGCGCCGCCCTCATTCGCGAGAGTTTTAGTGATTGCTATGTCAAAGCTGGCCATTTAGCCACCCACCAGATAATGAATGCGATGCCGGATAACCCGGCCAGGATTGCGGCTGCGTTCATTTGCGTCCCTTGCGCTTGGGCTTTTTGAGCCACGAACGTAAATTTCGGCACCAACAGGCGAAAGTTGAAAAAACTTTTTGAAGGCCAATAAATAGATTGGTGATAACCAGGAGGAACGAGAAAAAGGCCATTACATCTGCCCAGCTTTTCCCCTCTATCGGCCCGTGGGTGCCAATAAAATTAATTACTTGGGGGACTGCTTGGGCGGCTTGGCCCATGTCGGTGCTGTATGCGGTTAGGTATGTTATTGCGCTTGTGGTGGCGGTTACTGTGAAGGCCTTTGAGTGCAGGATCAAATGCCACATGGGGTCAGACCCGGCGCTTGAAATGTCGCTTATATTTTGCATGCAGCCACCTGCACCGGCTCACTATGAGCCACGTTACGAGCGATAAATGAGCGACGATTATAACGATTGCCACCACCTCGATTGTTTCTGCTGTCACGTCGGGTACGCCCTGGCAGTACTGCAACTATTTCGATACACAGCAGAGCGATCATCACTGGCGCATACCACGCGCGCAAATCTGAATCAGTGAAATAATACCCAAGCGCGATGGCCAAATTATAACCGATGGAGAAAAACTCGCAACAAAGTATGACTACAAGCCGCCTGACGCTAATGCAGGAGTAAAGCGCGGCGCCAAGCAGCAATGACCAAACCGATCGGATCACCAGCTCTTGTTCAAGCGTGCTGGACAGCTCTTCAACCGGTACAGAGGCGCAAATTAGCACTAGAAGCAGCGGCAGGAATCGCATTAGCGCCCCTTGCGCGTAGGCGCCGATCTTGATGGCTTGCCGCCCGAATACGTGGTCTTCTTGGGATTCATTACCTCTTTAACCCGTGGTTTGCTTGGTTTTGATACGCGCATAAATTACCCCTTAGAAAGTGGTTGGCCTGGCAATTGAGCGAACTAGCGCCATTGTTCCGGTTTGCAAATCAGTTCTGCCAATGTCGAGCCAGCGCATATCAATTGCATGACCGCCTGTTTGCGAGCTGTAAATTTCAATCTCCTGGATTAGTTCTCCCAGCTCAACGCCCTTCTGCTTGACCTTGTTCATGAGGTCGATTTCTTCCCGCGTCAAATCTCGGTATCCAGTGATTTTTTCGTGCTGATTTTTCATAAAAATTCCCCTTGACTTTTTTCGATTGTACCACCGAACTCGAAGTAAGGAAATTTTTTAAATTATTTTGCATTGAGTGCTTGACCGGTCACGCGTTACTATCCTATAGTTACATCACAGCAACGGGATAGGCCCGGAGCGAAATAAGATGAGATTTGATTATGTCTAAGACCAAAACTATTAAAGCATTGCAAACTTTGGCTCAATCTACCCCGCCCAGCATCTGCCGCGCCAAGGTTTACGGGATTGCTGCAAAAATCGAAAGGCTCTCTCGTATGACGATCGCAGAGGCCTTATCCCATGGCCACAGCTCCGCCGACGGTGCATTGCGCGAAGCTAGCTACCTGGTTGATGCAGGGGCGGCTACTCAAGTTGCGCGCCCTGGATACCATGGCACATACAATTTTTTAGATGGCTCAACACTTAGCTAATTTACCAACCCGCCCCGCAAGGGCCATAACCTTGGAGCCGCGCCTAATGACTTCCCTCGTGCAGCTTACCCATATCTATGCGAAGCCAGGTAACCGGCCTGGGCGAGCCGTTGACGTGTATGTCCGGTTGACGATACTAGAACTGCCGGGCATAAGGTCTCGCCCCAACTACCGCCGCGCGATACTGCAGACGCCAAAGGCTTATAGGCTCCATTTACTTGCGGCCCTTGGACTCCATGCAGCGGCAGCAGATAACAACCCCGCCCCGCAAGGGGCATAGCTTACATACAGCATTACCGTTTGTAAGGTTTATCAACTAAATTTACATAAAGGCCAAAAATGAATGACCTAAGCCCCAACGCAATGTGGGAAAAACTTGGTTGCACTCTTGAGCGCACCACCCCTAATCCAGGGCGCCCACATGTAGCTTTGCGAACCGTTAAAGATGCTCTTGGCCGCGTTGTTTCTTGTCACACGTCCGGAAATGATGGTTACGATTATGAGCACTCTGTGGCGTCCTGGCTGCTAAGCGGTGGCATGTAATGGCCGCTATTCCAAAGGGTGAACTAAACAAGCGCCTGCGGGCTCAGCGCAAGGAATCCGGCCTTGTTAAACGCGAGGTGTGGGTTAAACCGGACGACCTAAAAACGCTTGTTTACCTCTTCCCTGAGTGGCCGGTTATCACGATTTCAGATGATGTGCTTCTTGCCCTGCTTAAAGAGTAGGGCTTTTTTCGTTCTTCACCTCGCACTTGGCAATGGCTTCAGCAGCTATGGATCGTATTTTACAAAGCTGAATTGATAGCCCCTCTTCATTTCCTACACAATAATTCGCCTCTTGAAGGCATTTAAAAATGTAGTTAAGCAGCTCATCCCTCTGGGCGGTTACTTCCGCTAGCAAATCGGCCTGGCGAATGGTTTGCAATAGCTCATTTGGTACGCCAGCGAGGCTATTAACGCAGACCACGATGCGATCAGCGTCAACCTCCGCCAATCCTTCTGCTATCAAATCTCCATTTATTGAAGATAAACCACACCCGCTTGCATCCCTAAATTTTTTCCATGGTTCTTCTATGTGCATGCTCATGATAATTTACCTATTATTTAACAGTATGAAACCTAAACCTATTGCTCACAATTTTCGACGGGGGCAATGCCATATTTTACCTAAATACAAAGATTAGGTTTTTATTTTACATATTGCGCTGAAATAGCTTGACCGGTCACGCGTGACCGTCTATTATTATCTCAACAACAACGCAAACGAGACCGCTAATATGAAACTTCAAACCTCTTCAAATATCACTGACTCTTACGCAAAAATGAAAGGCGCAGTATTAAAAGTAAAAATTGTTGGGTCAATCATGAAAGATCATTACAAGAAACTAGCTCGCATGGCCTTTTTGTTTCGCAACAACGAAGGGTACATTCTGAAAGCCGATTCTGCTGCATTTGAGTCTTTACGACTTGAAATTGAATCAAGCGATTCATCCAAGTGTGAAAAATCTCATGCGAAATGTGCGGCTAAAAAACGCTCTGCATCGTCTTCTCGTAACTCTAAAGAACTTGCTGAGGAACATCATTGGGACACCATTGGAACTTATGATCTTTAAATATTCACAAATGCCAAAAGCGTGTGCGCAGCTCGTGTATTAGTGCTTGCTGGTCTTGCTTTTTTGCTATCATGACGCGGCCCTCTTCTGAATTTTATCCAGTAGCTTTTGGCCCTTGTTCGTCAAAGTGATTTTCTTGTGCCTGGCGTCGTTCTTGTCCGGCGCAGTTTTTATCAGTCCATCGCTCTCCAGAGTAACTATCATGCGAGACAGCGAAGGCACCAGAAGGCCACTCAATTTAGCAAGCTCTGAGCAGTGGATGCCTGGCGTTATACTGCCCAAAACAATCCACTGCTCAGCCGTTATTTTCGTGCACTTGAGCTTTTCGTTGATGGCCTCGCGAGCGGAAATGAACGTCTCTTTAAACGCTAAGAAATCATTTTTTAAGTTTTGCATGTTATTTCCACTTGGTTAGTTGTTTTTATGATTGACGATTTTTTTTGGCCGATAGATGCCTAATACTACAACAGCGAAAAGCCATAGCAATACTGCTAAAATTGACGGCGACAACACGGCAATCCACCCCCATGAAATGAATCCGGTCAGCTTAAGAACGATGAAAACTATTGTTAAAATCCCCAAAAAACCTATTTTAATGACTATTTACCTTTTTTTAGTTGTTTTATTTTTGCCTGATATGCTGCAATTTTTTGGTGGTAATCCTCGGCCCTGAGCCGAATCGGCTTTCCTTTTACTTCAAGCGCCTCCAGTCGCTCTATGCCTATTTTTTTCTTTAACTTAATTCTATACATGGTTAAATTTGCGCTTTTGAAAAAGTTACACTGTCCACATTGTTTGTGGCAGTTGTCTTCGTTAAAGCGCAATTCCGGGTTAGCACCTACGGTCAAATAGTGCCCTGCATGCCATTGCCCTACCCAATCTTTAGGCTTCCTGCAGCTTATGCAGCCGTCATCAGAATCCCTCAACCTGATGTACTTATTGAAAATCTCCTGAGCCTTCCTGCGCAGGGTTTTAACATCCTTTGCTCTGAAGTCGTCCTTTTGCTTCTTGGCTAATTTATCCTTCGATAATTGCACTCCACATTCAATTGAGCACCACTTCACAAGCGAGTTAAACGGCAAAAACGGAGTTCTGCAATATCCGCATTTTCTTTTTCGTTGTTTAATCATTTATTGGCCGATAAATAAAGTCACCTTTGTCCATAACAATTTTTGGCTCCGTATTTTTGCACTCGCAAACATGCTCAGCAAGATTATCAGCAACTGGGCGCCAATAATTTCTAGCTATGCGCGTGTGGTTGTCTTCGTCGGCACTCTCCATATCAAAAGCCTTAATTGCAAAATTTCCCTCATTTGATGTGCAGCGCTTACCAAACTTTGTTACAGAAACATGGTATTCAGGGCCAAGGCTTTTTTCTGGCGCTTCAACTGAGGAAAAAACACTAATGCCAGAGCTGTGCAGCCAGCATTCAACAGTGCCTCCGTCAATATTCTCCAACTCTCGCACCAATCTCCACGAATCGTGCCTTGGCCTTTTTGGGCTAATTATTTGATCTTTCATCATTCCCGCCACGCATCGTAAATTGATTTAGCCGGAGGCTCTGGGATGTCGATTCCCCAGAATTCACGCGATAGGTTTTTGACGTTAACAACGAACTCGCTGAACTCTTTTTTGTTTAGCTGAGTTGTCGATTTGTAAATATGCAGGGTTTTTCCGCCTATGGATTCAATAGCGCTTTCAAGCAGGAATTTGACTTTAAACACCTCGTGCAGCGTGTCCTTAGTCCACGGAATATCGCCGCCGTTTGTTCGAATACAAATGCCTGCATCTTGCAGCGAACTAGATAGCTGCCGGTAAACCCAGCCAAATAGGTATTTGTTCTGCAACTCGCTGCGCCTGGCCATCTTGTCGCTGATTACAACGGTTAGCGGCTGATCAAGGCTTACCGACATAATGTGACGCGCTAGGTCTTTCCGCGTTGCCTCAGTTAAAACCCATAGGTCTTCCATAAATTACCTATTTAACTTTGTGATTATTGGCCAAAGTCATAATTACTTCTTTATTTTCTCTCCAGAATTCAAGCGCTCCTGAATCCATGTCTTTTATTTCATCGTCCGTAAACTCTGACCATTTTTCTATTTTGTGAACCTGGCAGCCAATTTTTATTTCGGTGTCGATAATCGTAACATACCAACGCAAACCACTAATTAGCACGGGAGTTTTCTGGGCATCGCCGTACACCTGGGCATTGCCGGACACCTGGGCATTGCCGTACACCCGGGCATTGCCGTACACCCGGGCATTGCCGGACACCCAGGCATTGCCGGACACCCGGGCATTGCCGTACACCTGGGCATCGCCGTAAACCTGGGCATTGCCGGACACCTGGGCATTGCCGGACACCCGGGCATTGCCGTACACCCGGGCATTGCCGGACACCTGGGCATCGCCGTCCACCCAGGCGTTGCCGGCCACC